CGCGCGGCGGCTTTGCACAGCAGACCGCGGCCGGGCCCGCGGCTGCGCCCGCGGGGGCGGAGGGATGGCGCGCGGACAAATATGACGCGATTCTGGCGAACATCGACGCATACGACGGGACAGAGAAAGGACAGAAGGTGATCGAATGATGCAGGAAAAGGAATGTACGGATATCTGGCGCAGGTATCAGGCGGGCAAGGACCATCACAACCGGACGAACATGTACACGCAGGCGGAAAAGTGCCACCGCTTTTACGAGGGCGACCAATGGCACGGGCTGCAGGCCGGCGACGAAGAGCTTCCCATGCTGAACTTTATCAAGCCCATCTGCCGCTACAAAATCGTGATGGTGGCGATGAACGACACCGCGATCCTGTTTTCTCCGATGGACAACGACCCGAAAAAGGCGGAGATCTGCGAAGCGCTGACGGCGTTTGCGGCGGCGCAGTGGGAAAAGGGCAAGCTGGACAGCAAGAAATGGGCCGTTGTGAAAAACGCGTGCATTACCGGCGACCATTATCTGTACTGCTTCGACGAGCGCACGCCCAGCGAGAGCGTTGTCACGGACATGACCCCGCGGCTGAAAATGCGGCTGATCGACAAAACGGCGCTGTATTTGGCCGACGAGCAGGAGCCGAACCTGGAGGAACAGGAATGGATCATCATCGCCGAGCGCGTACCGGTGGAAAACGTACGCAGGCAGGCCAAAGACAACGGGCTGCCCGAGGCGGAGATACGCCGGATCGTATCCGACGAGGCGGACGAAACCCAGCTTGGCGTGACGGGCGCGGACGAGGTGCAGACGGACAGCGGCAAATGCACGAGCCTTCTGTTCATGCGCAAGACGGACGGCGGCGTTGCGTTCTGCCGCTCCACACAGGCCGTTGTGTACCAGCCCATGCAAACCATCCGCGGCCTGGACGTTTACCCGGTGTGCGGCATGCGCTGGGAAGAAAAAATGGGCAGCGCCCGGGGCGTGGGCGTTGTGGAGCGGCTGATTCCGAACCAAATCGAGGTGAACCGCACGCTGGCGCGGCGGGCCATCTGCGTGAAGCGGTACAGCTTCCCCACGGTGGTGTACGACCAGGACAAGCTGCTGGCGCCGGAGAAGCTGGGCGTTGTGGGGGCGAGCATCGGCGTAAAAAACCTGAACGCGAACCCGGTGGGCAGCTTTGTGCAGTACCTGAGCCCCGCGCCCATCAGCGGCGACGCGGCGAATTTACAGGCCGAGCTTGTGGGCACCAGCCGGGAGCTGGAGGGCGCGGGCGAGGCCGCGACCGGACAGGTGGACCCCACGAAGGCCAGCGGCGAGGCCATCAAGGCGGCCCGCGACCAGAGCGCCATCAGCCTGAACGAGCAGAGCGCGGCCTACAAGCAGTTTGTGGAGGACCTGGCGATGATCTGGTACAAGCTGTGGGTGGCGTATTCGGTGCGGGGGCTGCGGCTGGCGGACGGCACGCTGCTGCCGCATGCGGAGCTGGAGGCGCTGGACGTCGACATAAAAATCGACATTTCGCCCATCGACCCGTACAGCGTGCTTTCCCGCGAGCTTTCGCTGGAAAACGCGCTGGCGCAGCAGCATATCACATTTGAGGAATACGTGGAGGCGCTGGACGACAATTCCGGCGTGCCGAAGGACAAGTTCCGGGCCATTCTGGACAGGCGCCGGGGGGCCGCGCCGGAGCAAAGCGAAATGCGACCGAACGGGAGCAAGCGCCGGGGTGCGAGCGCGGGGCCACGGCAAGCGGAGCTTGGCGGGGTAGCGAGCACATTGCCCCCGGCGGGGGCAATGACCGGCATGGAGCTTGCGGGCGGTGGCGTGCCGGGCGGTTTGCCCGGCGCGGGAATGCCCGTGAAGGGCGGCGCGGGGATATTCCCGGGGATGGGCCCGGCGATGGCGTAGGAAAGGGCGGCGGGAACGGAAGCCGCGTGTGGGAAAAGAGGAAAACCCCCGCTTTCGCGGGGCCGATTACGAAATCTGCCGATGGCGTTACTTTCTTAATGTTAAGAAAGTAACCAAAGAGCGCCGGGGTTTTGCCGTTGGGGCCCCGGCGCGGCGCAGCCGCGACGGGAACGGCAAAATAGCGGCCCCAGCGGGGCCGGTAACCGGCCAGCCCGGTTTCGCCGCAGGCGAAATGCGACCGAACGGGAGCAAGGGCCGGGGGCGTTCCGTTCGGCTAAAAAATCATGATTTTAAATTCCGTATCAAATCATGATTTTTCTTCACGCCTCTCTCCGAGGCCCCCGGGCCCCCAACGGCAAAAGAGGAACGATTTTCCGCCGCGCCCTTAACAGTAAGAATGACATGACGGGCGCTTCCCGGAAAATCTGGATTTTGATTTACCCGCATCCTTCGGATGCGAGAGAGTCACAGAAAGATACTCCGTTCCCGTTCTTCCTCTTCCGCCGGCAGAGAGTGAGCAAAGGAAATTTTATTTCCAATAGAGAGAATATAGTTCGTATTCAACCGACATGTAAAGGCAGCAGGCGCAAAAAAATATGCTTTGCTGCAAAAGTCTCTCGCACCTGTAAGGTGAGGGTAAATTTGAAATCGGATTTTTCGATAGAGCCACGCGCATGTCATTCTTACTGTTAAGCGTGGCGACGAAAAATCGTTCCTCTTTTGCCGTTGGGGGTCTTAGGGGGCCTCGGAGCGAAGCGTGAAGAAAAATATAAATTTGATATGGAATTTGAAATTTATATTTTTTAGCTGAGCGGAACGCCCCCTAACATTCTTTGCCTACTTTCTTAATGCTAAGAAAGTAGGCCGTCGGAGACTCGTAATCGGCCCCGCGAAAGCGGGGGCCTTCCTCTTTTTCCACACGCGGCTTCCACTTTCACCCCGGTGGGGGCGACGACCGGCCAGCGCGGTTCCGCCGCAGGCGAAATGGAGCCGAACGGCGGCAAGCACCGGGTTTTGCGGAGCGAAAACCGAGATGAAATCGAGGAGGTGAAACAAAATGCTATGTCCCTTGTGTAAAACGGAGATGCGCATTTCCAGCAGCCGAACAAAGGCCGAGGGCGACAACAGCCCGGACACCGTTACCAAAGTATACATAGAGCAGGACCTTACCTGCACGAACGCGCAATGTGCGAACCACGGTAAAACCGTGGAGCAGCGGCGGGCGTATCTGATTGGACAGGCATAACAACGGCCGCACGGCTTCGCCGGAAAGCGGCTTGGAAAGGCGGGAACAAATGCAGAAAAGTGTGAAAAAAAGCAACAAAAAAACGGGCGCGGCAGGGAAATATACGGCTTCCGGCGCTTTTGGCGGGGCGCAGCCGTCCAATCTGGTGGAGCTGATCGAGGCGCAGCGCGGCAAAGCCGCTTCGTCCGCGGGCAAAAAGCAGGCCGCAGACACGGCGTTGGCAAACGAATGGGCGAATTTGCAGCTGCAAAGCTTCGGACAGTTCGGGGCGGACCCGGCGGCAATTGCCGGGCAGCAGGCGGGGCAAACGGCAGGCGGCTGGCTCCGCAGCAGCGCCGCAAAGCCGAAAAACACGGCGTTGGCAAACGAATGGGCGGATCTGCAGCTGCAAAGCTTCGGGCAGTTCGGGGCGGACACGCTTTCCCCCACATGGGGGCGTGTGGAGGAAACCCCGGAGATGACAGCGGCCGAACGCGAACGGGAGGCGCAGTGGTATGAACAAAACGCAAACGCCTACAATGCGCTGGGCGCGGACGGCCAAAGCACGGTACAGCGCGCAAACGATGCCGCCAACCGCTGGGATATCGCAAACAACATGTACCCGTGGATGCTGGACACAAGCGGGCTGGGCATGCCCATTGACCAGCAGCTGGCAATGGCGGACGCGTACGAGGAGCGCAGGCAGGCCACGGCCGCGCTGGAGCAGGCCGCGAACAGCCTGCCGGCGGACGTGGACGCTCGTTCGCTCTCGCGCTATGCGCAGCAGCTGGAAAACGCGCGGTACGCGCAGGAACTGGAAACCTCCGCGCGCCAGGGCGCAGGCGAAGCCCCGATACTGCACAACGCGGCAAGCGTGGCGGCAAACGCATGGAATCTGCCAGCTGCGCTGGACTATGCGAAGCAGTGGGCGCGAAATACATTTACCGGCGATTACGCGCCCATCGACGTGAATACGCCCGCGCAAACGATGAATATTTACCGGGACGCGGTGCGGGACGAAACGGGCCGCAACATTGAAGAAGGCCTGGGCGGCGGGCTCGCCGGGAAAGCGGCGTCCTTTGCGTATCAGACGGGCATGAGCTGGGCGGACAGCCTTGCAAACATGGCGATGAGCGGCGGAAACCCATATTTGTCCGGCGTGCTGATGGGAAGCGGCACAATGACGAGTACCGTGCGCAGCGCAAAGGAGAAAGGCGCTTCCGACAGCCAAGCGATGGGCGCGGGCGTCGCCGCGGGCATTTTTGAAGGGCTGTTCGAGCAGTACAGCATTGAAAACCTTTCGTGGATGGCGAAAAGTGACCCGCGCACCTTTCTGGACGTTGTGAAGAACCTTGGCAAAAGCATTTTGGGCGAGGGAAGCGAGGAGCTGTTCACCGAGCTTGCGAACGCTGCGGCGGACACGCTGATCATGGGCGACCTTTCCGACTACAACCTTGCCATGCGGCAGTATAGGGCGCAGGGCGAGAGCGAGGAGGAGGCCCGGCGGCACGCAGGGTGGGACGTTGCGAAGCAGGCCGGGCTTGCGTTCGCGGGCGGCGGCCTGATGGGCTTTGGCAGCGCCGCGGGCGGCATGGCGTACAACGGGGCGGCGAACCGCTACGCCGCGCCGCGCGCGGTGGAAAGCGGTTCGTTTTACAACGCTTTGCAGTACGGCCTTGCACAGGGCGAGGACACCGCCGCGGGCCGTCTTGCGCGGGAGCTGGCAGGCCGGGACACGGCAAGCAGCGCCGACGTGATGCGCATGCTGCGGGCGGCGGAAAGCCGGCAGGCGGAAGGCGGCCCGGGCGCGCAGGCACTGGTTGACCCGCAGCTGTACACCCGTGCCGAGGTGCAGGGGATGAGCGCGGGGGAGGTGCGCGAAAACTACGATGCGATACGGGAATCCATGGAAATGTGGGATGAAAACGGGGAACTGCAAGGCGGCACACAAAGCCGTATGGTTGACAGGCAAGCGCCCGGGACGGATAATAGTGGCAGCAGCACGGCAGGCGAAGCATGGCATGCCGCGCAAAACACAGAACAATTCAGTGGAGGTGCGATTGATGGAGGACAAGGAGTTTCAGAGAAAAGTGGATGGAATAGCAAAGATGGTGGAGCGGTATACAGGGGTGAAGGCCAATCCTCCAACGCGAGAAGAATTAGACGAATTGCGCAGGAAAATGCAGAACAGTTCCAGCGGAGCGCCCGAGAACGGGGAAAACAGCAAATAGAGAGGCATGGTGGCGCCAGCTATGCATATACAATAGCGAAACAGCCGGAGGGCGCAGCAAAACAAATTGCAGACGGGTTGAGCGCACGCGGGATAGAAGCTATTGTCATAGATGCTCCATTGGAGACGAATCAGAATGGCGTAACTGTGGAACGAGGGGATGCTGTTACAGGGCCGGATGGGCGTGTATATATTTATAACGGGACAGCGTTAAATCCAGACAGTGTTTTGGCGCATGAAAGCGTTCATGCAGCCGTGCGAAAGAATAAACCGGAAGCACATGATTTCGTTTCGGCCATTGATCAGGCCACAGATAAAAGCAGCTACTATTACTTGGCATGTGCACAGATTATAAACGAAGCACATTATGACGGGCAGCTTGATCTTACCACACAGGAAGGTCAAGCTGCGGTACGCGACGAAATGGCCGCATATTGGGCGGGGGCATACAATTCTAAAAATGCCGAAGAACTGGAATTGTTGAGTTGCATTGATGCACAGCAAGCGTTTACGGCGTGGAACGCGTTTAATACATTTGAAAACATAGACGCAGCCGCGGGAAAAACCAAAACAGGAGATATTTCTGCAACGACCGATATCCAAAATGGTTCTGTCCCTACACTCAAAGCGCCTTCGCATACGATATCGCCTGTTTCTAACAGCCGTATAGCACAAACAGGGGAAAACGCAACAGGCTTTTCAGGCCCGGCGGCTGAACGGACAAGCGACGTTTCAGCCGTTCCGCCTGCGCTGAACCCGGCCCCGCGCTTGTACACCCGTGCCGAGGTGCAGGGGATGAGCGCGGGGGAGGTGCGCGAAAACTACGGTG